GTATCATAATACTCATTAGTAAAAGTTACTTTTGTCCAAACACCATCACTTATAGATTGAGTGCTTGTTTTATCTACTTTGAAAGCCGGAGTATTCGCAAGACTACTCGGTGTCGTAGTTACATTCGGACCAAAAGCAATCGTGGTAGTATTATCTCCACCAATCGTCAACGTACTCGAAGCATTACTGCTTAACGTATCGAGTTGTTCTACTTCTAAAATACTGGTCATATGATCACCAAAGTTGAGGTAGCGGGAACTGTAATCGTGTTACCCGGTGCTACGGTTATTGTTCCTACCAATGAGCAATTTCTATTGGCAGGTAAAGTTAAATCATTAAAGGTTTGTTGATTGTTTTGAAAAAACTGAGGAGCACACGCTGTGCCTTGCACGGTGCTTGGTGTCGGGCCAACTGATTCTAAAGTTTGTTGTAAGTAGACCACATAACAAGTATCACTCGCAGAGATATTTCCCCCTAAGTTTAATTGAAGTCCACTATTGGAAATTGTATAAGTGTTCGGATTCTGCCTCACCTCATTGACGAACAAAGCCAAATCTTCGGGTACAGTGACTTGACGATCTAAAGTATAAACAGAACCACCATCACCAGTAATCTGTTGACTGGTTAAACTTGCAAAATTATTACGAGGAGCTGCACCGATATAAGCCATTAGCTAACACCATCTATTGAAGAAACATTAATATCGCAATCTCCTCCAGATGCTGAACTTTGTGCTTTTATTTTACCAGAAGCTGGTAAAACAACTTTTCCTGATATTATCTCTAAAGAAGAATTTTGCGGTACAGCTGCATTTTTAACTAAGAATCGTTCACTAGCACCTGTTCCGTCAGGGTCAATTTTAACGGAAACGTTAATTGCAGCACTACCTGTATTAGAACATAATAATCCTACAATTACTTTTTTATTAGTTGTAGTAAAAATAGTTGTAAGGGTAGCATCTGTTAAGCTTGCCCCATTAAATGTAAAATTATTAGCCATTATAAACTTGCCGCCATTGTAATAGCAAATGCTTCGGAGGCCGCTCCTACAGTGTTGCCATCACTATCAATGTATACTGTTTTTGAAGCAGGTAAAGTACAAAATACAGATTTCGTACCAGCACTAAAATTAACAGCATTATCTGAATTAGAACTAGTTAATATTGTATCTCTCGATAAAGTATCAGGAGTAGCATCAGTAACTGTTCCGATTCCTACTTCCCATTCAGAACCTCCTACTATTGCATAGTAAGTATTATTACTGTTGCCTATTCCTGATACAAAAGATTCGAAACCATCAACTGCGCCATCTAAAGAAATGGTACCTGTACCAGTTGTAGTTGTTTCTTCCTTTACTCTATCGTTTAATACAAACGCCATTAAGCAATTCTAATTAACGCAGTACTAGCACCAGGTGCTGGAAACTGTATCTCAAATGTTCCATTTGAAGATGACTTATCAGTTGTAAAATCGAGTACACAAATAGCTGAATTAGAGTTAGAGTTATTATAAATTAACGCTCCTCTTGCTGTAATTGTAGCACTTGACCATGATACGTTATCACAATCGAGATAAGCTGTCGTTCCGTCTGTTGCAACGACTACGTTTGTTAATGTTTCTCCACCCGCAGTGTAACCTGTTCCGGTTACTTCATTAGATGTAGAATAGGCGGTTGTTGTTCCGTCTAAAGTTGCTGAACTAGTATATAAAGCTATCTTTAATGTTGCTGAAGTCAGATCTTGTCCTGCGTCCATTAAATCCTGCTTAAATACAGTACAGAGTGCTTGCGATATTGCCATAGTATTACCTCCTTATTGGCTTCCTGTCAAGGTATCCGTGCCAGCAGGGCTAGCAGGGAATTTGTAGTCAGTTCGTCTGCGCCTTCTTGATTGATTATTCAATCCAGCTACGATTTCCTGATATCTTTTATCATATAACGCATAATCTTCCATATTCTTTGTAAAAATAGAAGCTTCCGATAAACAACCGTAAAGTAGTGCGTCATCAGCGTTTTCTGTTAACCAGTTAGTTGTATTGGTTGTAGAAAGAGTTTCAATTCTTCCAACATACTGCATTTCTACTCGATAATTTGAATCTGGAGTAGGCGCAAGTAAAGTTGAATCATCATCATAATTAGCGAAATATTTAGGAACTCCTGTTTGACTATCGTCCGGCCAATACTCATAAATAAATTCATCTGTTTTCATTTCAAGAAAAATTCTATCACTACCGTTTTCTATTAAAAGATTTTTTATAATTAAAAGATCGCTAGGATTAGCTAAAAAACGATTACCGCTTGTTAAATTAGTAAATTTATTAAAGACAAATGCTTCAGGATCAATTTCTCTTAATAATCGCTGTTCCGTATTATTAATAAACGTATCTAATTGATTAGTAAAATCCGTTCCTGTATTTTGCATCCAAGTCTGGATATCTGTCTTTAAATCTGCGTAAGTTGTTGCCATTATGCGTCTATACTATCTTTTTTTGCAAATTTATGCGATACATTTCCTCTAAAACCGTAAGTTCCGTAATGAGTTAATGGATATGTTATTTCAGCGTATATTTTTCCACCTATTTGCTGCCATCTACGACAGAATGTATAATCTTCACTTAAATATCGATTACTTTTAGGATCAATCATACAATCGAAAAAAGCATAGCACCAATCACTAGAATATTTATTATTATTAATAATCTGATCGGAAGTATATTTTAATTCAGGATACGCTTCTCTCATTTTTACAAATACGTCTTTTTTAATAAGCATAAATCCTGTAGCGGCATCTAATACTTCTACAAATCCGTCTTGTACGTCTATATTTAAGGGATCAGGAAAGTTTAAGTTATATCCTAATAACTTTTGCTCCATAGTTTTTAGATCTCCTTTTTTAACGTAGTATTCTAAATTTTTCCATTCAATAGTCTTTCGAGGATAAATCGCTGTTACAACATCTTTATCGTATTCTAATAATTTAGTAACTAATTCAGGATAGAAAGCGATATCGGAATCTACAAATAATAAATGAGTACAATGTTCATTATCCATAAATTGAGATACCATCGTGTTTCTTCCTCTTGTAATTAAACTTTCGTTTCCCATAGTGTTTAAATGAATTTTAAATTCTTTATCTCTTGCTTCTTGAAATAATTTTACGACACTGTGAAAATAAGCTTCATGCATCATACCACCATAACATGGTGTACAAAGCATTATATATGCATCTTTAGCTGATGACGACTGAGACATTTCCTAACTCCAATCCAATTTGGTTTCCGGTAGCTACTCCTACTTCCTGTCCTGTGTCTCCGAAAGTGCCCGGATAGATTACTGATAATTGATTAGGTACGCCTCCTGTAGCTGAAAGAGGAGCCTGAGGTCTGGCATTCTTTAGTGCTTCTGGATCACTAAAAACTATTGGATCGAGTTGTGGTTGTTTAGATTCATATTCGCTAGTATGAACTAAAAGTCCGTTCCATTCACGAACCATTTCTAAATAAGGATATTCTAATCCTGAACGATCTGAAATTGCTCGAGCATATTTTCCTTTAGCGAAAGGAAAAGAAGGTGCTTTTCTAGGTCCACGTTTGTTAAAAGCCACTTCGGTAACCTGGAACTATTCTAAATGTTTCATTTAAATCTGCATCTTTCGCTCTCGTAAATGCAGTTTCATATTCAGCTTTTAAATATGATAGTTTATTTAAATCTACACCTGCTCTTTTCATTCCCATATAATAAGCTAAACCTGCAACCATACATTCGTAAAATCGAAAAGGAATATCAATATCTTGTTCATTTCCACTTGAACTTAAAGCTGTAATATCTTCTATTTTTCTTATTCTCCAATAAGAAATAACATCAGTAGAATTATCGGGTGCTGGATAAATATATAATTCAGGTGTTCTATCTTTTTGTAAATAAAATTGAGTTGCTCTTCCTGTCGTTAATTTATTAGGATAAGTGTTATAATCAGTTAAACTAATTCTTTCTACGCTGTAATCAGTACTATCTCTCGTTACATACATATCTACGATATCGACAGTATCTGTATCTAAAGTGTAAGTAACTGTGCCAGAAGTTAAACTTAAAGTTTTCTTTTCAAGTGTCCACTGATTAACACCACGATTTGCCCAATCAGCAAACATAACATTAAGACTACGTTTCGCTGAACGTATATCATAACCTAAAACGGGTTCTCCTCCAATACGATCCATTGCTTCTTGAATCGCATCATTAACCGTTAAGTTAAAAGTTGCTGTACCTGATGTAGCCATTACGCCATAAATACTGTTATCGCTGATACACCTGCAGTTAAATTTACAGTAGCATTAGTTGAACATTTAATACCTTCAGATGGTAATGAAATCTGAACTGGACCAGATGCTGCTGATGCTGCCGTGCTTAATGCGAATAGTGTAGTACTACCATCTTTAAAAGTAACAGTACCTGCTGTGCCTGTAGGAGTTACAATAAATCCTTTTATTCTTATTGGGCCAGCAAATAAAGTAACATCACTTCCTGTTGTCGTAGTGCTTTTAGCGAAAATATCTGAACTAGACATTGACACCTCCTTGTAAAATTTTTCTTAATGTTGCTATTTTAGAATCAAGTTCTTTCATTTTGGCAGTTGATAATACTCCTTGACTTGCAAAATAAGGACTAGTAGATTGTTGTACTGCACTCATTGGTCCAAATGCTCCCATTGAACTAGGTGTTCCCATTAAATTTTGGCCTGTAATTGGTTTTTGAGCAGATGAAGAAGAAGCTATTTTTTTGTAAGCATCTGCATATTTTGATAATTGAGATACTGCTTCATCAGTTTTTTTCTCAGCTTTTTCTAATGCTTCATCAACTTTTTTATCATCACTTTTAGTTTCTTCATTTTCTAAATCTACATCTAGTACTTCTTCTTCTTTAGTTGAATAAGCTTTATTGCTTTTCATTTCTGCTTGAACTTCTTCAAATGTTCTTTGAGTATCTCTATTTGGATCGTAAATAAATTGATCTATATAACTTGACATGATATCGCAACTATATACAATAAATAGGGCCTTTAACAGGCCCTATATTAATTAGTCACCAGCAGTAGCGCCAGTATCTACTCTAATCCAGTTCGAACCGTCAGAGAAAACTAAGTTCCCTGTACCGTTACCTGTAGTTTCAGAAGCTTTTAATGCATCTGATACAAATAGGATACGACCTGTATTTTCTGAAGCTGTTGGCAAATCTGCAAAAAGAATTGCGGTAGCTGTAAAACCGTTATTTGAAATAACTGGTCCTGAAAAAGTAGTGTTAGCCATATTAACCTCCTTGGTGTATAGACCGAGTTACATAATCTCTATACCGTCTGCTCAACTCAGTTTATGTAACTTGTTATGTTGAGAAAGAGAGGGCGATAACACCCTCTCTCAGTTTTTTAATTATTAGGCTGCGCCTGGAGTACCGAAGATACCTCTCCAATCGGTGAAACCGAATGAATATCTTTCTGATACTTTGTAGCGTAAGTTTCCTGTCTCAAAATCACCTTCAACAGCTTTTTTAAGTGAACGTCTTACGAAATGCTTCATGCCATCTGGCACGTCAGTCATTAAGAAGAACGCATCAGGGTCAGTTAGACGCTGATTAACTGCTACGCCACCAGGGATCATTCCCATTGATTTCATAGCGTTAATATCATTGTCAGCTGTACCTGGTCTTAAGTTACTGTTAATGATTCTTTCAGCAATAAACATTAACTCAGGTGGAACGATTAGCTTCTGACCTGTAGCTGCAACAGGAATACCTCTATCGTCTGTCATTTCAGAAATCTGAATTAACATTGTCTCTAGAGATGTTTCTGATAAGTCAGCTGCAGTTGCGAGAATGTTTGAAGCTGTTCCGCCACCGCCAAGTGGGTGAGATGCATTAAGCATGCTTACTCCGTCACCACCGACTACTGTGTTAAAGCCGTTGTTTAAGATGTTAGCACCTTTGATTTCTTTTGTGTGCTGCATTGATCTTGCTAAAGCTCTAGCGTACTTTGCACCAAGTGAACCGTAAAGACCATCTTCTTCAGCTTCCTCAGTAATTGAAAATGCTAATGCGATTGTCTCGTGGGTATATCTTGCTACAATACCTTCTCTTCCTGATTCGTAAGAGATAGCTGCGCCTTCTGCTTTAGTAGGAGCTGCACCGAAACCAATCATCTGTACATCTTCTTCAAAAGCCTTTTGTGATTGCTCAACAGAGAATATTTCTCTCCACTGTTCTGGGTAACGGTCATATTCCATACCAAAAATAGTGTTGAGGCCTAAGTTAAGCTGTTTTGTAAATAAAGATCTATTTAATGCCATAACTTATTATACTCCTGCGCCTTGAGTCGATAATCTGTGCTGGTTGATAACTACTTCAACTTTAGCATTCTCACCGAAATCATTATTAGGCTCATCTACTTTTCTTAGAACTCTAAGAACAAGTGAAGTTGTTGCTAGAGTATCGTTATCCAACTCGTGTTGTGAATAACCGTAAGTAGAATTACCTGCTGTTAATAGAACGTTTGCTGTCTCACCAATGTTAGCTTGAGCAATAGAACCGTTACCGGCCTGTACTGTGTAAGTAATCATTGGGTCGTCATAAACATAAGCTTTCACTGTTGTGTTAGCTTTTACTGTGGTACCGGAAGTCCATTTTTTTACAAACTTCACGTCACCTGTACTTTCATCGACATATTCAGCGCCGTAAAATACTCCAATTGCTTTTTCAGTATTAGCGAAAGTGTCTAAATATCCATCTGATCCGAGATCTACGATATCGCCAGAAAAGAAATTTGCAGCTTTGCCATTTGCAATTAGGTATTCATTGGCTCTGATTACGCCACCGGTTAAGTGTCTTTTAGGTACAAAACCGTTTGGTGTGTCTGCGTTAGCCATTTTATATTTACCTCCTTAAAATTGCCATTGCCTTACTCACCACCTACTGTCGTTTTAGATCGATGTTCTCGTTGGATAGGATTACCTGGTTGTTCTGATCTATGTAAGTCATGCTCGACTGCAAGTTCTTGATTTCGTGTTTTATTTGCATAATATTCATTACGCTGCGAAATCAATTCCTCTGGCATTTCACAGAGAACCATTCCTTCAACGCCAATGTAACCGGCGAACTTTCCATGTTCAATGGTAGCCACTGCGAAATCCTTAGACACTGTCTTTGGATCTCTTGGTTGCCAACCTTCTCTCATTCGTTTCGCCCAATTAGTTGGGTTATCTTGACCTAAAATGCTAGTCGCTACCCAACGTTGCTTATATCCTGGCCTCGCTGGTGGCGCCTCTAACAATGATGGCGGTCTCCAAGCTTTTTTACGAGAAAGCTCATCTCGTGTTTCTTTAGTTGTCATTATCAGGCTCCTTTTCTATTTGTCCTGTATTGAAAGACTAGCAAGTTCCCTTGCGTATCTTTTCAGTGCCGCTGGATCGCTAATATCTATTCCAAATTTTCTAGCATTTGCTAGATCATCAGCAGATAGCTTAACGCTCTTAGCAGAACCCGATGTAGATCGAGAAACACCTGCAACTGGCGATTGCACTCTCTTCTGTTCTGAAGATACAACCTTTTTATCATCTTGTGAAGTGTTTTTATCTGCTGTTTGTTGCGGATTTATTAAGTCAGGAAAATACTTTGACATTCTTTTATCGAGTTCTTGATAATATTCCGGATCATTTACGTCATATCCTTCTTCTACTAATTGATTATCAATACCAAAAGATAAAGTTGTAGCATCTCTATGCTCTGGTTTATTCCACCAGCCAGAGTTTCTAGCAATCCAATCTTTTGCTAATTCTGGAAGAGAATTAATTCTATCTTCAACATTATTAGTATTTTCAACTGGTTTCTCAGGTTGAACGTTAGATTTTCTTTGTCTTAAATCTGACATTGCTTCCATTAATTCTACCTGTTTATCAGTTTCACCTGATTCAATAGCTTCTCGTAATTGTTGTGCTACCGTTTTATATTGAACTTCTTTTTCTTCTTTTTCTTTTTCTGCCATAGAAGCTTCAATACGAGCTAAACGATCTTCAAGCATTTTTGCTTTTTCAGCTGCCGCTCTAGTCTTAGCAACTTCTTTTGCGATACGTTTTTTTACTCTTTCCGAGTAAGGCTCTTTTTTAATTTCTTCTAATTCAGATCTAAGATTAGAAAGTTCAACTTCTAATTCAGGCTTTTCTGATTCTGCATTCTTAGAAGAATCTCCTTCATTATCCAACTGTTGCGCATTGATTGCTTCTTCAATTGGATTTTGATTTGTTTGTTCTTCTTTTTCCTCGTCAAGAGTTACCTCGACTTCCTTTAGTTCTTCGTCTATCATGGTTTAACCTCCCATGTATTGCGTGGTTGTGCGCCACGTGTTTATACTTTAGTTGTTAAGATATCAGGGTTTGGTAAAACTGCTAATATCTCATCATCATTTAACAAGAGCATCTTAACGCCACCTACGTCAATCTTACTTCCTGCATATCTACCATATACAACATAGTCGCCAATTGTACACCACGGTTTTTGGCTTTTATCGTAACATTCATCTCCCATAGCAAGAACTCTTCCTTTGCTATTAAGATAAGCTTGATCTTCTACAGCTTTATCAGTTAAGATAATTCCACCTTTCGTTTTTTTAATCGGTGCGATTGGTCGAATGAGTATTCGAAATCCACACGGGATTGGTAGTTCTTTTGGATCAGCGACATCACTATCGGTGTGCCAATCATTATTCATGATAATATTACTCATCTTCGAGTATATCTCCTTTCATGTATCGTTCAGAAATATCTTTAATAATATCTCTGGCTCTATCTAAACCATGAACTATTCCAATAGTTTTGATATATTGTTCGTGAGTATCAAATCCTGGATTAACAGTTCGTTCAGATAAATCTCTTCTAAGTTTTTTTATTTCCTCTAGAATTGCTTCCGTTAGTTTTAGCATTTAGTACCTCTAAAATAGATTGTAGTGTTTGATCATAATTTTTATTTACTTCTTTTGAAGCCATCGCAAATAAGTTAGGTTTTATTACTTGAGTTTTTATTTTTTTATTTTGAAGAAATTTTTTAGCTTGTCTTATTTCTTCTCCGGTTGGCCTAAGACTCTTTTTTTGCAGCATCTTTCCTTTCCGCCATTTTCATAGCTGTATCTAGTGCTTTTAATTTTGATTCTCTTTCAAGTCTATCTTGAACTTTTTCATCTTTCTTTACGCCTTCTACAAACCTAGCTTCTCTTATCTGCATTTCTTTCGCTTTAAGCTGAAGTTCAGCTTGATCTTTAGCGTTCTGTTGTTGCTGTTTAACTTGTTCTTCACTCGGAGGTTGACTTTGAGCTAGAAGTTGAGCTGTTTGTGCTTCAAACTGCGCTAAAGCGTTTTCTGCTTCTGGAGATAGTTCTTCCTGTTCACTATCTCTGTCTTTAAAGTCTATATTAGGAATTTGTATCGGCATTCCTGCTTGTTGTCCTAAACTTTGCATAGTCATTTTATATTGATACGCTAAGTGTTCCGCCATGTGTGCTAACATAGGACCTAAGATAGCTTGTTGTGCTTGAGTATTTCCACCAAATCGTGGATCAGCTAAAAATTGTTGATGAACTGCTAAGTGAGCAGTGTGATTTTGATCCATAAACGCTTTTATCGGAGTTTGATTCAATACCGCCATATTTTCAGAGACAGGATCCATTCTTTTTGGCTCCATTTCTTCAAGTAATAGTTCTTCAGGCTCTGGTATATTCAAAGCACGCACTAATCGTTCATAGGCTTTACGCACATCGATAATTTGAGGAGCAGATTGAGCTAGTTGAAGTTCGGTTTGCGCCATAGCGATTCTTTGTGCCGCTGAAAAAATATTTGGATCAGATACAGGGATAATATCGACACGTCCATCGAAATCTTTTCGTCTAACCATCTTCTCATCGCCGATAATTTCGTAAGGATATTCGTTATCTAGGAATTCTCCGTTTAATTCACCGATTAATTTAAGTTCTTTTCCCTGCGCCATGTGTAATCTTTTATGAATCGCACTAAATACTTTTGATCCTTGCTCAATTTGTGCTACAATACTTCCGACAGGAGCAGATGAAGCTGCATCTCCGACCATAGCATCAGCAATTGAAGTAAATCTACGTCCAGATTCAGTTAAAATTCCTAATAATTGCATTAAAGTAGGTGATGGCTCTTTAAATGGAAGTGGAATAAACGATTTTCTTAAGTCATCGCCATAAGCTTCGACTTCAACCCACTCACCAGGTGATACTGTAATGTCTCCACCTTCAATTCGAGCACCTTTCGCTTTAAATCCACCATTTAAATTTGCAAATGCAGCACTATCAAGTAACGCTCTGAGTGCACCCGTGCTTGCATGCTGTAATCCACCGATCATGTGTATTAAACCGAAGCCGTAAAAGCCTAAACCTGGTAAATATTTATAGTGAATAAAGTAAACTCGCTTGTTTTGTAGCTTATCATCTTCTTTCCAATTGCGTCTAATCGCTAAAATTTGCTGTGAAGAGCGATCTACTGTAATAATGTAAGGTAACTCTAAGTCATCTTCATCATTTCCTAAGTTATAGTTAACATGAAACTCTAAAACTTGTCTAGTTTGATCACTATTACCAGGGTTAATTCCGTCTAATTCATCTAAAGTCTGTTGAACTTGACTTTCTTCATCATCATTTGAAGCTGAAGTTAATTTAATGTCACGATAAAAACCCGTTTTCATGTATTTTTTAACATCATTAGTCGTTAATTTCATAATTTGAGTATATCGAGGAGAAGTATCTAATTCAGTTGTACTGTAGGAAACGACTAAATCTTCCGCAGGAATGAATTTAGCACTTACTTGATCTGAAGCAGTGTCATAATAAACTTTTTTAAACGCTGATCCTGCTAGAGATAAGTTAAATAACATCTGATCTAGTTCGCTAAAGTAATCGGGCATTAACTGAGTGATTTGATAGTTCATAAATTCTTGAACTCTTTGAGCCTGCATCTCTCTTTCTTCTGTAACTTTTCCAATAATTTGTGTTTTTACAGGGCCGCCGGGTGGAAACATTTCAGAAATTGCTCTCGCTTGGAATTGAGTTGCAGCTTCCGCCATTAAAGGATTATGAACTCCAGAAGCACCAGGGAATGGATCATCTCTTTCTTCTGAAATAACACCTAACATTTTTAGTCCTTTTGAATATTGATCTTCCCAATCTTTTCGAGAGGACTTATCGTTTTCAAATTTATTTAAAA